AAATCTGAGGTCCGCTACCGGTATCATACCGGACAAGGGCATAGATGTCGTAAGAGTATGCGACACCGCCGTTGTCAGATGGCTGGATAAAATCGCAGACTCCGTGCGTCTGCCACATATTGAGCGCCGCCGTGATGGTCTCAAAAAGGTAATTCATTTTATTTCGTTCAGGATAAAGCACGCCAGGCGTTGCTGGGTCAGCCTGATAATCGGGACCATATCCCTGCGTGAAGCTGACTGATCCATCACCTTGCGTCGCGTCCGGTATCGCTGCGGTATCGCCGCCGGTTGCAAAGATGGTGTCAAAGAATTTAAGGATGCTCATTATCTATGCTCCAAAGTTTCCGTTATCGAAGTTTTCCGGCTGATCGAATCCGAACGGTGTTCCGACGATTATCGCGTAAGTTGCCCCAACGCCAGCAGGCCGGGGAAGTATATCATAATTGGTTAAGATGTATTCCAGAGATGACGGTAGAGGAAATTTAAAAATATATTCTATTGTCATGTTATGGCCGTCGAGCACGTAAGCACCGCCGAGATCGCCGAACAATATGCTGAGAAATTTATTTATCTCCGGGACCGTTCCGCGAGAGGTGATTTGAAAATAGCGCATCCGGAGAACGGTTCGGGCCTGCTCGATAGTCAATTGAACAGCACCAGGCGTGTTAGTCCCGAAATTTCCGTGCGTAAAGTTTTCGTGAAGGACGCCAAAAAACAGGCTCGGCGTGTCAGGAGGGTTTGGATTCGTTGCTACGATGATCGGAAGACCGAGAATGATGGACCACACCGATAAGCCGAAATCATTTGCCGTTTGCAGATTGAAAACGTTGGTGTACCAGTCGTTCCAAAATTCAGTTTGATTGGCGTCATACCATGCCTGTTTTTGCTCGATCAAGGACAGAAGGTTGGTTGCCGCTCCATATTGCCAGAGGAAAGCGCTTAGTAAATCAACGGAATAATCGAATTCTTGTATTGTTCCCATTTACCGCATCCTGCAAAATTCTTTATGAAGATATTCGGCCTTTTTTTTGTATGCAAGATGAGCCTTGTTTGGGTCAGAAAAAAATCCCAACTCAAAATGCTTTCCATTAAAAGTTATTTGAGAGCGCCATTTATTCATATTTTTTTGCCAGCAAACGCCCTTAAATCCGCTTTTATTTCTTTTTGATATTCCGCAATTAAATTTATTTTGTGCGTGCGAAGCCTCTCTGAGGTTGAACCATTTATTATTAGATTTATTTTCATCTTCATGATCGACTTCAAATTCCGGCCAACGTTCTTTCATGATTAAAAAAGCAACGCGGTGTCCAAGATAAAGTCTGTTTTTTATTCTTATAACTAGATAACCAGCAGAATTAATGCATCCTGCTTTTTTTCCGGCGAATTTAGTGTTTATTTCTTTCGGTACATCATTTCTGTATTTCCATTTAAAAATTCCTGTTTTTGGATCGTAATCCAGAACACTTTTGGCAATTTTATAGTCTATGTCATTTATTGGCTTCATGAGGTTATCACTATGATGTCCGAGGCAGATATCGTGCCAATTTCATTGACTTCTATCGATACCGTTGTGTTCGTATATGTCGTTCCACCATCAGTTGAAATCGTCAGGTTGCTGACAGAGATGTTCGGATACTGCGAAATTATCGCACCAGCCAGCTCGAAGCATGAGATGTCAGTTCCGACCGTCAGGCCCGGAATGCCTTCGATGCCGCCGGCCACATAATTCAATATCGCGGCAGTAACAGCCGTTGTGGCATCGATCAAAAGATCGCTGTTCGAAACATAGGCTTTAAGCTTGAAAGAAACCGGCGTCGGTCGATCAAATAAAACGGTATATGACTGGCCGGAATAAGGCTCGACGACCGCAACGCTGGTGCCGCCGTTCCATGCCGAGCCGCTGCTTTTGTTGGCAAGCAAAGAAGTTGCGACATCGAGATCGGCGCCCCCATCCACACAGGCATAAACGGAATGGGCAACCATGCTGATGGTGTTTATGGTTTGCGTTGTCGCTGCAATATTTTCTTGAAAGGTCAGGCTTTTGACGCCCTCGACCTGATAAAGAGCGGAGACCTGCGCTTCGACCAGGGCCACACCTTGCGTTGCCAGCGTGACCTTACGCAGGGCGCGCAGTGATTGATCGGACTGCGTGTTCTGCCCGACCGTAGCTCCGCTGGCGTTGGTGACCGTTTCCCAGCCCAGAACGCCATCGACGATTTGGGATAGAGCGCCTGTCGCGCAGGGGATCGGTCCCAACTCCACTGACTGGAATGTGGCATCGACAGTGCCGCCGCCGCCTATAACTACGCTTCCCGTTGTGGCGAAAACGTCATTAACAAGCGTCTGCGCGCGCGTACCGGCAGGAATGGCCGTCCCTGCGACGCCGGACAAGGTGGCGACAACAACGGATGGTGTGGCAGCGATGCGGTTCAAGGCTGTCAGGGCGCATACAGCATCAAGGAACACGCCGCCGGCGAGGTTCGGGTTGATCTGGTTCGCCAAGGCCGCATTATTGTCGATGACGTTCGTGCGCGCCACGGTCTCAGCCGTAATCATGACTCCTTGCGGTGTATCTGGGGTAACGATCAAGTCAGGACCGAATGACGTCTGCCATTCCGTTTGGACCTGCGTCAAAATATCGCTGGTGTCCGCTACGATGATGCCGGTCGTGTCTATGTACTGATAATCGCTCATGAGATGAATGTCCCGCTGATTGCGCCTTGCCCGAATTGGGTCAGGATCGTGGCCGAATAAGATGCGACGTTATTTTCGATTGATATCTCAAAATCCTGAATACTGACGACACCCTGAACGGATGAAATCGCCATGCGGATCGAAGCTTCGAACTGCGCAACATTGGCTTCGTTCGTCCAGATCGTCGGGAAATATGCGACCCCCTGATTATAGGCGAAAATCATTTCCTGCAGCTGGGCCTGCGCCGCGGACTTGCAAGCAAACTCGACCGCATAAATTCCTGTGCTGATCGAGATGTTTCCATCCGGTCCTAGAAAAATGTCGTTTGACGAATTTGTGGACAAGCACTGGGTCATGGCACCGGAACGTTCGTGTTGCTACTGCCTGATTGTACACCAGAATGCACATGGCCGTGAAGGGAGACCGTTTGAGCGGTGACGTCGACGGTGGCGTGAACGGTGCCATTGAACGTGGCGTTGCCCGTTGCAGACGTTCCGGAGCATGAAAGCGTGCCGGTAATTTCCGTGAGCGGTGAATCCAGCGTTATTTTAGTGCTGGAATTTATATGAGCATTCGGTGCTTCGATAATGACCTGAGTGCTTGACGTCACCTTGACGCGATCCGGCCAGATTGAAACTCTTTGTGTCCCATCAAGCGTTTGCAGGACAACGTTTTCGGAATCCTCGGAATTTATCGTATATCCCTTTAGAACGGACGGGATGAAAATCGCATCCTCGAAGCTGTGCATCCTGAATGTGTTCAGGTTCGATTGCGCCAGCGTCTGCAGGTAAAACGATATATCGCGGTCGTTCGCTTTTATCCATCCGAGGTCACCGGGATTAAGCGGAAAATTCAGCATAAAGTTTCCGGCGCCGAGTTGCAGAACAGGAATTGAGGCGATCGGTGCACGGGGGACCGGGGCGTCATTAGCCGTCACCATCATAATCATGGGCTGGACTTGTGCCAGATTTGTCGTTCGGTCATAGGTTATTATCTGCGCCGGCAGCATGTCATCCGTCTGCATGAGGCAAACACGCTGAAATTCCTTTAGAGTTCCAATTAAGGTTCCAAGGTTTGCCGGGTTCGCGGATGGGATAGAATCAACCATTTTGCAGCCTCTTACATTCCGCGATCCAATAAAAATCAGTGTCCCGAGACGCGATGGAAAATCCTAGTTTGTAAATAACGTATGGACCGCTGAGTGATGGATTTAGCAAGCTGGTGACATTCAATTGTGTTTTTACTGCCGTCACATTATCGAGTAAAAACTTCACGCGGATGGCCTGCTCTATGATCTCGGGGATACCGACCATTCCGGTGTTCATGTTTACGGCCTTCACGGAACCCAGCAGCGGCTTGTCTTTGTCAGTAACGATTAGTGTATTATTATCCACAAAGGAATCGACATTCGCAGCTTCGGCAATTTTATTTACATGAAGAGACGCGGCCCCAGACAGAGAATAGTTTGCGATGTTGCGGTCCTTGGCCTGAAAATTAAGCGGTATATTTAAATCGGACGCGGCCTTTTGCGCGATGGCGCTTAGAGGGGTTGATGGGCCTGCGCTATATGAGATCGTATTCAGGGCGCTCGCAAAAGTTGTTTTCGCTTGAATTATAATCCCGATATCCGGCGGCTGCGTCATTTCCGTGATCGTGATATATCCAGTAAATATCAGTGATGCCCCGTAAGATTGCCGTCCAGCCATGACGATAAGCTGCGATTTGCCGGTATCGGACTGCTTATACCAAGGCGTTGTCCGTGTCATGATCTCGTCGCGGTGCGCGCGGTCTAAGTTGTCGATGCGCACCTGGCATTCGTTCAGCGTATCGTTTCCGAAGCGCGTCCCCTGCGCGGTCATGTACAGACCCTCGTACCAGCTTGTCTCGCCAGCAATGCTGATACCTATACGGACGATGCGGGGATCAAGACTGGGCATAATTTGCCCTCATCGTGACCAGGTCGGCCACGGTCAGGTAAAACAAATTTTGAGACAGTGAGAAATTCGGATAATAGATCAGGTCATCATTCAGGTTCAAAAATATGAAATTCCCGGATTCCTCATAGAGGTAGGGAAAAAGCAGCGTGCCGGCGGTAATGCGCAGACCGGAGATCACCGGGATATCATTGCGGAGAACGGTTGCCGCCATGACCCCGTTCGTTTCCTGAATCGTGATGTCATAGCGGTTTCCCTCCAACACGGTGGAAACGGTCTGGTTCGGCAGGGCTTGCAGGGGGACAAGATTCATGGCGGCGGCAACGAGCTTTTAGCGTTGAGATATCCGGCTGAATTCATCAAGTCCACATACTGATTGCTGGTGATCGGGCTTGCACCGGGCAGACGAGGCACATTAAGCGTCGCATTGCTGGCTGGGGCGGGTATCTGCGGTATGGGTGCACCAGTGCCATTCACAACAGGGGGCGGCACCGGGAAGGCTGTGCCGGGCTGCTGTGCGCCCGTGTTGACGGTTGACTGATTGACCGGGTTTTTGACCGAAACGGCTGGCAGGGCTTGGGATTGCGTCGATATAAACTGGACCTCTTTTAGCCGGATGACCAACGGGATGGCATCGAACATATCGGCGGTTTCCTCATGCGGAATCCGCTGTATTAGCATATTCAAATATGTCGCCGTTCGGGTCTGGACGTTCAAAAGCGTGCCGGCGGTGAACAGCTGCAGGATTTGATTATAGACCGGGCGATAAGCTCCTTGCGGCAGGACCATGGAAAGTTCGATCTCGATCGGCAGGATGATCCGGTTATCGGTGATAACGGCGCCGGTTTCGACCGGGTGCTCCATCGGTTTCGAATCCTGCTGCACGCTGGCCTTGATCGGGCGGGCGGTCGAAAATACCTGTTGATAACTCGACGTATAGACGGCGACAACATCAGAGGCGGCGGACGGAATATTGGTGTTGTTTAACGCCATTAGCCTTTTTGTCCTGTAGCAACACTCATCGTTGCGCTGGAATAATGACCGCTGAGCATGTCGACGAGCGCGCCGGATATACCTGCCGCTATACCCATCGCGTCTGTTGCCTGCGTGTCAATTTTAATAGTGTCGATTTGAACGGAATTGCCGCCGAAATTTGATGAGCGGTTTTGAACGCTGCTGTTTGTCTGCGATGAAATATCCATTTTTTGAACTGCCGCTATTGTCGCACTGGCAACGCGCATGGTGTGCGCGGGATCGAAAGGATTGATTTCAGGGTTCACAAGTTTTTGGCCCGGAAAAATACGGTGAACTGCGTAGTCCTTTGATTTCTTCTCCTTGCCACCGGGATCAAGATCATCGCCGCTTATCAGGTTTTGATAGTCTTTTTTGACATCTCCCCAGCTTTTTTTTCTGTCGGCGATATCCGACAGAAGCGTGAGCGTTTTTACCAGCTTGGAAATCAGCCAGTCGAATAGCAGACCGGTCGCGGTCACAGCGTCGATGATCTTTTGAAACCACGGCTGATTGTCGAGATAATGAAACGCCTCGTACAGAGCATAAACAACGCCGATGAACGCCAGGAAAGGTAATGCGGCTATGATAGCTGCTGCTGCCATCTCTACGAGCGCAGCGCTTGCTTCGATGTAGAGGACGGAGAAAATTCCTGTAGCGACGAGCGCCGCAAGTCCGAGTTCTTTCAGGGGCTGGATATTATTGTGAATGAGTTCCGGCAGTCTGGTGAAAAAATCTATGATCGAGGTTCCAACGGTCGCGCCTTGCACATACACGGTTTGGTAAAATTTATTCCATTCGATAACGAAATTCTCAATGCTGTCGCCCATCTTTTTCGTGGCAACGCCGATAGCGTAACCCTCTTGCAGGAATTGCTCGACCGCCGGACGTCCGTGCTCAAGTAGGCGCGTCATGAAATCGCTGTTGCCGTACTGCTCCGTGCTTAATCGATAGGCGCTGACTTTGTCAGTCATGCCGTGCAAATAATCGGCCTCTAACAAAAGAACTTCGTTAAAATCTTTTACCTTTTTGTGCGCGTCATCAACAACATCTATACCGTTCGCTTGAAGGTCGCGTACCAGATTGCTGACACCAAGATCAACGGGAAGGCCGGCGAACTGAGACATCGTATTTAATCCGATGACCAGTTTTTTAATATCACCCTCGAGGACCTGTGCGCTTCCTCCCTCTTTACGAAGAGCGTATCCCCAAGCGCCGACTTGCTCCATGTTCAGGCCCAGCATGTCAGAAAAACGTTTCAGGTCCAGAACATCTTTTTCGGAACTGAATATGCTGCTGCTCACGGCGCCGATGCTGACGATCGCTGCCAGAGCCGATGCGGCCTGTGCCGCCATGTCGATGAAGGATACCGACAGACCTTCCGTAGCGTCCTGAGATTTCTTCAGTTGATCCTGAAGGTTCTGCATGTCGCGAACCGCGACTTTGTTTTCCTTCTGACCTTCCTGATTTTGTTTTTTGGATTTGTCTGCGGATGCGGCCTCAAGTTTATCCTTTTTCTGGATGCCCTTTTCGAGGTCCGTGGTGTCAGCTTTGAACAGGAGATAAAAGCTATCGAATATGCTCATTTGTAAACCCTCATATCTACAGAGAATTCCTTATGAAGTTTTTTTCTAAAATCTATAGCTGCTTTTTTTGCGTCACTTATTTTTTTAAAATAACCGACATGATATCTTTTTCCATCACTTCTCATTGCAACAACAAATTTATTTGATCTTTTATTAAACACAACGTTTTTTATTCCACTGCTACTCGTGGAGTAATTTTTTATATTCTTCATATTTTGGTGTCTGGTAGACTCCCGCAGATTGGAGAATCTATTGTCACATTTTATTCCATTGGCGTGGTCTATTTCTTCTTGCGGCCAATTTCCGGTTTGATAAAGCCACGCCAATCTATGTGCTAAATATTGGACTGAATTAACTGTTACTAAAATATATCCACTCTTAATTTGACATCCAGCAATGTCTCCTATTTTTATTTTAGGATGATTGCTTTTGTTTCTTATAAAATTTCCGGTCAGCGGATCATAAGTAAGATTTTTCTTTAATTCATGAACAGTTAAATTCAATCTGCTGGCTTTCATTTTTGCTTTCCTTGCGCATGTTTAATTGATAGCCATTCATTATAGCGCGGAATAACAATTGATTCCCAGATTATAAAGGCGTCCCGGAGGCTGTAGATTGTCCTGAGTTCGTGGAGGCTGGCGCGGCCTTCTGCGATGATGCAGCCTGTAAAGCCATCACAATTTTTGAAGTCCACTGAGGGACCTTCTGGGCGATAAGCTCGGAGAAAGTCGAGCCTGTCCCGCGTAGAAAAAAACCGTAGTTATGCTCGATCATCCCCCATTCCAGCTTGGCAAGGGTTTGAAAATCGGTGTGGTTATTGATGAGATCAGCGTTACGCAGAAGCTGGTCCGGGCCTTGATCCATCTTCACGGAAACGTAGGCCATCATTTTGTACATCATGGCTTCGTTCGTTTTGTACTCGCCGATTTTGGGCAGCGCGCTGGGCAGGTAAAGGGCTGCGATTTCACGCGAAGGAATGGCCGGAATCTCGGACAAGATGAACGTCTTGTCCTTGCCGCGAACCGAGAGTGTGATTTCCTTCGGGTTAAGCAGGTCCATTTATTAGCTCGAAAAAGTTTGTGTTTTGTTTTGGAAGAAGAAGTCGTAAGCCTTCGTTTTCATGCGGCCGGCGGAGGCGATGCTGTTGCCGAACATGGCATCCGAGATGAAGCCCTGCGAGAGGACAACATTGTTGCCATCGGGATAGAGAACGGAAATCGTAATGATGTCCCGTGCGCTGTTCTTGCCTTGGCCGACGCGGTTGGCTTCGGCGAGAATGGACAGGCTTTCGTCGCCAGCACTGGACGGGATAACGTTCAGGGTCAGCGGCAGCGGGTTTGCCTTCGACCATTTGATGAGGTCTCCATTCAATCCCATCGCCTTTTCCGCGATTTGAATTTTCGGCAGGTCGATGGGGTCAGCATCATCCGCGAATTGCGTCAGGATAATGCCGGAGGGGAAAGTTACCGATGCGACCAGCGTGACGACTGTGCCAAAACCAGAAATATCATTCGACATTTATTTTCTCCTTAGATCAGGGTGTGGTGGCCGATGACTTTGCGGATTGCATCGTCCTTGCTGTAAATGAGCGTGTAGATGGCCTCGTATTCCACGCGGCTGTCTGTGGTCACGATTTGTTGAATCACGCAGTTCAGCCAGTAACCAATGGTCTGGACCTGATACCACGCCTTGTTGCTGCCGGTGATGTTCGTGATGAACGATATTTGTTCCGTGTTCAAAGTCTTTCCGACCGAGATCGTGCCGTTAAACAGCGCCAGGTCGATAACACTTTGCAGGGCGGACAGGATTTGCGCCTGCCCTTGCGTGTTCGCCGAAACCACGGCCTGAGACAGCAGAAGGGTCATGATTCCTGCGGCTGCGGCATCTTTCAGCCACATCTCGTTCGCGTAGGTGTTCATGTCGACGGCATCTGTGGTGCCGCCGGTCAGAACGCCGCGCTGAAAGAAGTTGAGCACCTGCCCAGCGGTTTGCGTGTTGCCGTAGTAGTTTGTCCGGATCGCGTCATAACTCTGTGCCGTTGTGGTATCCGTGACCGATGCCGTGATCCCTTGGAAATTGGACTGAAACATATAGTTTTGAACGCTGTTTTGTGCGGTGTAATCCGTTGCGGCAAGGATCATGCCAGGGATAAGTTCGGCATATTGTCCGGCGATGGGAGAGAGAACAATGCCGGTGCCAGAGAAGCTTGCGAGATCGGTCCAGTAAGTGTTCGCCGTTGCGCTATCCGGGACCGGGACCAAGTTCATGTATTTCACGTTCTGGCCGGACACCCACGTCGCCACTTCGATGACCTGAGATTCGTTCAGGGTCGGAATGAAATAAATGCTGCCGAAGTTGGTGGACAGGTTGGAGCTGTGGTTCAGGGTATCGGTCAGTGAGAAACCAGCCGATCCGTTCGAAAGGATCGTGGCCGCACTGATCCATCCAAGCTGCCCAGCGATATCGCCCGATGCGCCAGCCTGTACGCTGATCGTAGCGGAACCTGTAACGCCGCCGGTGAAGTCAAAGCATCCGCGAACCGAATCATAAATGACTGTAGCTGATGTCCATTGCGCACCGCCGCCTGATTGAGCGCGAATCGCTGCCTGAACGATGGCGGCTACTGCGGACAAGCTGCCAGCGCCGGAGAAGTTGAGGCCCGACAGCGTGTATTGCGTGCCAGCGATGGTCAGCTTGAAGCTGCCCGAGGTGATCGAGGTCCAGCTTGCAAGCGATTGCGTAACAGCCGGATCGCCAAAAATCAGCGGTGCTGTGGCGGTTGGCGTATAGCGGCCAAAGCTGATTTTCGGCGGGGTCGTCGTGTTCTTGCTGATCCATCCGAAATAGAATTCAGCGATGGCGAATTCTGTGGAGTTCGATCCGAAATATGCGGCAACATTCGCGGCACCATCGTTATCATTCGTGAATTCGATGTACGATCCTGTGGGGAGCAGCGTGTTAGATGTGAAAACGCGGGTAATCAGTTCGCGCTGGCGGACATCTGCACCGCCGCCGACACCGGAAATGATATTCACGTATTGAGAAATATTTATCGGCATTTGTATTCTCCTAGACTCTGTCGATGTTGACTACGATATCGGTGACGATCGGTGCTGTCGAAACTATGACTTGTTCATGCTCAAGTGTAAAGTCGAAGGACGGGTCCGCTTCGAACCTGTCTTTGTCATCCATGAAATACGGATTGCGAACATCCGTGATGCGCAGGATGTTGACGCCGGCCGCAATGAGCGTTCCACGTGAAACATCGGATTGAAGGACCGCCGCAGCCATGTTCACGATGTCGGATGCCGTCAGGCTGTTCACATTCGCAGGGTCTTGTATAGCCAGACCGTTAACCTGAAACATAGTTTCATAAAATTGAGTTTCGGTATGAACCATTGTTTCAGTGTCTTGATCCCAGACGTTAGTGCGCTCCAGATATCCATAGCGGTGATCCCCTAATTTGTTGAGGTAAACCGTGTTCTGGGTGTTGACGCCTTGCGCGGTGGGCTGGAAGTTTTGCACGACCTCGATCGCGGTGGCACCGGTGTAGCCCATGGCGATAAAGCCTGCATTCAGGACGGAAATGACCAGTGCGATTAATGCGTTATCTAACATTATCGGCACCCGTTTCCACGCAGAGCACACCGTTCCATCCGTCGATCTTGTTCCAGTCAGTGATTGATTCGACCTGCAATGCCATGCCGTTGAAAGTTAGACGGTCACCGCTGACATCCCGAGAGATATCCACAAGGGCTGTGTCGGTGTAAAACGTCCAGTATTTCTTTTGAAAATCGAGACCGAGGCGCTCGAACATGGCGCGCGGGACCGGCTGCAGGCTCCCGGTAATGCAGACGGCGGCGGCATAGTTTGCGACATAAGTTCCGATCGTCGTGTTAGTGCGGTTCTGGAATTTATGATAGACAACGGTCTGCCGGCCGAGGACGGAAAGGGCTGTGTTCAGGATGTTGCAGCCGGGGATCATTTATTTCCCCACTGTATAATTCAGGGTATCAAGCATGAATCCGGTGTCGACGAGGGGTTTTGTCAGCGACTTCGGCACGCCCTGATATTTGCGGTTTACATGCGCGGCGCGGCCTTTGCGGGTTTTCAAATTGGCATAGGATGCCATGCGGCGGATGCGGTTCTTGATCGTTCCGGGCTCCAAGGCCGGGATCCATATCTGTGTGATTTTCTTGCGCATGTCTCCCGCAGCCGTCATAGCCAGAAGTTCCATGGCTGTGCTGGGCAGGATCGTGCCGGCGAGGATGCCTTGCGCGCCATGGGCTATCATTTGCGCCCATTTCCGGCGCTGGGCCATGATCGTGGTGCGCATGAACGACCGCGGTGGGATATTTTTATCCCGGAACCCGAGTTCCATTATCATGGCGATATAGGCTACCGGCGTGCCGTCCAGATAA